ACTTTCAAATACTTTTTTAGCATGGTTAGAAGAAACCCAAGTTTCATCTATTCTATTAACTCCTTCAATCCATTCTGGTTTGCACATTGTAGATTCAATACCAGCGGTACATCCTATATTATATTTCCCTACGCGTTGAAATTCATTAGGGATTGATATTTGCATCCAAATTTCAGGTGGAGTTTTATTCCAATCTGGTTTGCAAGTATGGTTCATTAAAAACTTCCATTCAGGGTGATCGTTACAAAAACCCCAAGCAGTACTACCCCATCTTTGGGGTAATAATTCTACTTTATATTTTTCTAATTCAATAATAGCTTTTACTAAATCTCTACTACGTGCCCCATATCCTGAATAGGTATCAAAGGGACATGATATAACAAATCTTGGTTTACTCATTAATATAACAATTTATGGGTTAAAAATTTACCTTTATACTCGTTGGTATTTATTAGTTCATATTTTTCTCTAGGTTTCCAAGTACTGAATAATTCTGTAAATGCCTCCATTACTCTATATGCTTGATGTTCGTGAGTAAACCCAGCTTCATCAGATAATGCCCATTTTCTTCCTTTTATACCTAATTTTTTTCTTTTAATTCTTCCTAATTTATATACTTCTATTAACCTTTCAGTAGCATCTTCCCATCTACATCTGTCGTCATAGATATAAGGAGTTGCAGGTGAACCCTGTATTGATCTAGAAGTTGGATAACATGGGAAAGCCCACTTTCCGTGTTTTTTATAAGTACCTTTATGATTAGATGGAAAGTCAGAATCGAAATTAATCCAATCACCACTTTCATCTTCAAATCTCATTTGATCTTGCATCCCCCCAGTAACATTAGCTATAATAGGAGTTCCTGCTAATATAGCTTCAGTTAATGATAACCCCCAACCTTCATTAGAAGTTAATAACATTTGAACATCTGCTATATTATAATAATAATTTAATTGATTAATAGTAAGTTTTGAATGGGAAAATATTATATTATCTTTATAATCTTCTTCAAATAAATATTCTCTAACTTTTTCTAAATCTGTCCCATGGTTTGTAACTGCCTCAGTGTGTAATATCATATAACAATTTTTAGATTCCTCTTTAGGTAGAGTATCTAAAAATCCTCTAAAGGCTAACATAGTATCAGGGATTTGTTTTCTTCTAATATTCCTAGAATTGAAAAATGCTACAAATTTAGGGTTTTTGTTTTTGAATATATTTTTCTTAAACTCTAACATTTTAGTATATTCTTCATCACCTTCTTTTAAAGGTTTATAAACATTAGAATTTAACCCATGTGGAATATATTTAAATATTTTATTTTCCCCAGATTTTCCTAATACTATTTTATTAATATTAACAGTTTGTTTAGATATACCCATTAATAAATCACAAGATTCATAGTATGCTTTATTATACAAGGGTGCTGGATAATCATCCCATATATTTAAATAAGAAATTGGAATTTTTGTTCTGATTTCATTTTCAGCATTAAATAGCCAAGTGAAGTATCTAGGGTCTGTTATTAATAATATAGCATCAGGTTTTTCAATATTAATAATTTCTCTAACTAATTTTATATCACCATAACCATTAGCGGGATATAAAAATACATGGGAATCATCAATTTTTGATATTTTATTAGTATCTTGAGATAAATCTAATCTTTTTCCTGATTCTGGGTGTTTAATAGCACCTGCTATTTGACACCAATTAAAATGATGAGCAGTATGTACTACTATTTCTTTTGCAACGGTTGCAACTCCAGAATGTACTCTAATATCATCACAGATTAATAATATTTTCTTCCTTTTGTTTTTTGGAAGATATTTAAAACTCTTATTCATTAATTTTTAGGTTTAAAGTTCTAAGTCTGTTTGGTTTGTAATTTGTCTTCTAAAATTTTCATCTGTAAGGTACAGATAAATGGCTCTATCAGATAATTTTTGAAATGAAAATTTTCTTTTTACACACTCAATTTTAAAATTTTCAAACAAATTACTCCTGACTTTAACACTAGTAAGTGTCATTTCTTTTTTTGCGTTCATAATCTTTATTTTAATAACATTATTTAATATAAATATATACAGAGGTTAGTAAATTATACCTTCCCCACAATTTTCTTTATCCTCTTTATAAGGACAAAATGTACAATTCCATTTAGAAATAGACTTAGGATATTCTATATCTTTTATTTCCCCATTTGAATTAAAGCATTCACTTACAAAACTATTCATAGCTTTTTTTGCTCTTCCTAATTTAATTTTCCCACTTGGTGGAGTAAATATTTGAACCCTATGAGCCTGATAAGGTGACATAAGTTTTTCATCATTAATATCTAATACTTTTCTTTTAACAATAAAAAATTCAATTTCTATATTATCTAAAGGTATACCATATTGTTCTGAAAAGTATTGTTTATATAATAGTAGTTGGAATTGTTTATTTTCATCTTTTTTAGAATAATCATTCCACCCTTTAGTACTTGTTTTTATGTCTATTATCTTAAAAGTATTAGTATTTTCATTATACGTGACAACATCTAAATACCCCATGTATAATACGTTATTATACATTTTATTAGGTGCAATTACTATAGGTATTTCACAACCTACCAAATATGTTCCTTTTTTAGAAAAATATCTGCTACGTTTTTTCTTAAACCAATCTAATATATTAACCCCATCTTCAAAAAACTCTCTCATTTCAGAAGCATCTGAAAAATGCTCACTATTATTTTTTTTATATTGAGTTTGATATTCTTCTATAAATTTTTGATGAAATAATTCCTTAATATCTATTTCTCTATCCGCATATGCCCCACTTTTTTCATACATTACATCTAAATAATGTTGCATTACTTCGTGTATAGCAGTACCAAATACTGTATGTATAGAAGAAGTAAATCTTCTTATTTTATCTTTGTACTGTAATTTCCACCGATGAGGGCAACTACGAAATATAGACATTTGCGAATAAGAAATATTTTTCTGATAAGCAAAGTTAATTTCTTGAGGTGGATTTAAACGAATCTCCTTAACTATATTTGGGATTTTTTTAGCCAAATTATTTTTTCCATTTGTTACGGCCTACTAAAAGACCAATTATCCCATAATTAGCAATATCTATAAATGTATCTTCCATACCCTCACCTTTAACAAATGATCTACCATTAATTAATAAATTTTTTAAACGTGAAATTTTATCTGTAAGTCTAATACATAAACCTGTTAAAGAAAACTTTTTATCTTCCCCATTTGTTAAATCCCCACCTAAAGCAATATTATTTAAACCATAATCCATATGTTTACGAGCAAACATTTTATACATTTCTTTTTGGATTTGCCTAAATTCATCTGCTAATATTGGGTATTCTAATTCAAATACTTCTATAGCATCATCTTTACTATTTTTTGAAATTTTTTTATTTTTCATATTTTCAAAATAATTTCTAACTGAATCACCCATTTATTTGTTGTTCTAAAGAAAAATATTTATCTATTGTTGCTAATCTATCATCAGCATCAACTAACATAGCAAGTGCTTCTTCAGCATTTTTATAATAATCTCCAGTTGAATGGTCTCCAATTCCTACTGCTTTATCACCTAATAATTCAAGTGATAATAAAGCTTTTGCTTTATCTGCTTGTGCAGACGTACGTAACATTTCTATTAATTTATTCATTTTATTAAGGGTTTTATTTCTTTTTTATTTAATCCTCTTTCCATTAATATACGATTAATTTCTGGGGTATCCAATATATTTATATATTCTTTTGCTTCTTTACTGGAACATTCAAAATAATCTCTAATATGATCTACTAAGTCTTTATTTGGTTGTTTAATTTTAGATTTAATATATTTATTCCATTTATTATTTTTAGGTATAAATTCTTTGTAAATAGTATAAATTGATTTTTTTTCCTGTGGTGGATAATCTTGAACAAAATTGACTATCTCTAAATAATCAGGATTCATAGATAAAAATCTATGAACCATATAACTATTAAATACCTCCCAATCTTTATCGCTAAAGGATTTAGTTGGAGTTTTATACTGATTTATATGTTTTAACCAATCAAATATATTAGAGCAATTCATCCTTAAATTCTTCTCTTAAGTCTTTAGGTAATGTTGATTCTAATATTTTTTTAGTTTCTGGGTCGAAAAATACAGGAACAGGTAATAATGCATCTTCATCTGTACCTGTTACAAATCTAGAAATTTTTCTTAAAACTACTCCTTGAAGAAATATGCTACCTCCTTCAGAATTTTTAACCCCAGTAGTATTTTTTAAATCAATTTGAGGTTGTTGTACTTGTTGGTCCATAATTATTTATTTTTTATTAAATTTTGTATTAATGACATCGTATTAATTTCCTTATCAATACGAAAGTTTGATTTATATTGGTGTTCATTTATTAAAATAGCAGCAGTTCCTTCTTTACCGGGCATATATTCTGATGCTTTATCGTATAACATTCTGAATAATTCATCAAAATCATCTATATTTGCATCTGCTATAATTTGTCTAATTGTAGAATACCCTTGTTGTGAGTTTCGTGTACTTAAAATAGAAATAACTTGATCTATGTAATTTGATGAT